GGGTTTCAAAATACAACGCTTGAAAGCATTGTATGAAAGAGGTTGCCGGTCAGTCTGAAAAGACCGACCTCCTTCCCACAGGTCCAGCTGGACCTCCAACCTTTCTACGGACGTTGAATCAAGCAAAAGCTTGTATCGACCGTCATCGAGCCCGGTGCTATGCGGCAGGACCGCATAGCCGCGACGCGAGAGACGTCGCTCATACTTGAAAGACTCAAGTATGCCGAGATCGAACCCCAGATCACTGGGGCGCAGACACCACCTAGAGCGAGCTTTCGAAAGAACGAAGGCCCGCTCCCACATCGTTCCGGCCGCGCGACAAACTGCGGCCTGGTGAATGTGACCCTGGAGGTCAGATCCACCACCACCCCTCCGGAGGTGCTTCACCTCCTTCCATCTCCCCCGTGCATCCCTAAGGAAGCACGTAGAGTTGATCTCCGCGACCGATCTAAAACGACCGGTCTTGGACTCATTAATGATCGCCCAGTCAGGGTAATCAGAATTGAGGACGGGGAAAGGACTGCTTATAAGGCAGTCGTCCCCGTTAATCAATATCCCCGCTTCAGTCGAACGGGTGGCCCAGCGCGCGGCCACGTAAGACTGAAGGCAAAGGAGAGGGAAGGAAAGGTAAGTGCCCATCATCTGACCGTGGGTGACCTCAAGGTCACCGACGGAAGGACGAAGGGACTCCACAGCGTCCTGGCGCACAAGACCAGGAACCTTCTCGCAGCGCGACAGAACCGCGCTGAGGATGGTATCGGCCACGTCCAATCTGAGATTGTCCGTAGCCCCTACCAAATCGACAGACGTCTGCCACTCGAAGCGGCAGGTCACGTCGATTGTGGAAGCTGTCGGAGGACCGACGAGCAACCACTCCTTTCTACCCAAGTACGAGTAGAGGCACTCGTGCAAGGGACCTAGGGTGTCCCAACGATAAGTTGGAATACCCATCGGCCTCAACTTCCCAGCGGAAGGCACATCCTTGTAACGGAGACGCCAACCGCCAGCCCCCTTGGGAAGGGGACCACCCGCCCGGACTCGGGCCTGGAACGCCGTATAGGACGACGAACTAGACCAGAATTCGGAAGAGAAGCCGCGATCGTAACGGGACGATCGCTTGGGAAAGAAGCTATGACAGAAGTCAAAATAGCGACGATCCCAACCCAGGGGAAAGACCTCACGGACCACTTTGCGTGCAAACGCAAGGTATTCCGGGGAAGTCGAGGGAGGAGAAGGATCGCAGGCGCGAGAGAACCAAGCGCTGCGGAGGGAGGGGGGAGAGTGAAGGGGGCAGACGGCGGAAGGGAGACCCTTCTTAACGGAACTGACGCTGTGCGCCAGCTCCCACCGTTGCCTGCGCCCAAGGCGGAGAAGCCGAGGGAAGCCCTCGGCGTCCCAGCCGTGCTGGACACGGGGGAAAGGAGTAGAGACCCGGCTGGACCGGGGGGAGAGAAGAAAGAGGAGATACTTGCCAAGATCGGTAGGTTTCAGGTCCGGTAACTCGCCTTTCCCAAGGGAAAAGCGCATCCGAACAAGCCTGAGACCAGACCGAACGGTCTCCTCAGTACGAGTCGCTAAGAAACGACAAGTACAGCGAACCCCACCACCGCAGGCGGTTTCACGTGGGGCAAGCCGCGACGCGCAGAGAGCTGCGGTCGTCAT